ACGTCTAGCCTTAAACTACGTTGGCGCCATTGAACGTGCAGATTGGTCTAAGGTAGAGAACTATGATCGTGCCTTCTTAAACAAGGTAGTAGCAGACAAAGTAGAAGTAGAGTCAGTAGAGTCAGATGACGCTGTACAAGCCAAAGCACAAGCGTTTGCAGAAGCCTTAGCTACTCTGGCCACAGTTTCTAACAAAGGTAAATAATACTATTATGCCATTAATCAAATCAACATCCAAAAAGGCCTTCCAATCAAACGTTGGTAAGGAAATAGCCGCAGGCAAGCCACCTAAACAAGCAGTGGCCATAGCCTACTCTGAAAAACGTGCGGCAGGCGGTAAAGACACACATCACTCAAGCCATAGTGCCAAACGTAGTGAACACTATCACAGCAAGGTTGCCAGTGTTGTTAAAGACGCAGACGTTGATCGTGGCGCAACAAAAATGACCAAGAGTAAACCAAAGATGAAAAACTTTATGGACAGCAAAGATGAAGAGCTCTAAGCCAAAGAGTTCTAAAGTGGGCTCAACACGTACAACTAAAAAAGGTGTGTACACGTTAAACCCAACTAAAGCAGTAATGAAGGTTGGTACAGGCAAATATATTAAATCCATATCAACTGATGTTGCTGGATATAAACAAGTTAAAAAGGTTAAAGGACTTAACAAATGAAAAAAGAAACAAACTTAGATTTTGATGGTATGGCTGGCGATGGTGTTAGTCGTGCTGGCAACAAGTACGCTGGTAATCATTCAGGACTAACAGCCAAAGAGAACTATGGCAACAAAACATTCAAAGGCAATGCAAGTGATTCAGCTATGGATGTAGGACCTAGTGCAACTAAAGACCCAAAGAAAATGACTATTGCTACTGCCAGTCAAGGTGGTAAGATCAATGGCGGTGCTACAGCTAAAGGCTTTGGTAACGCAGATAAGATCAACGTAGGAATGAAATAATATGTCAGGATTCTTAGCAGATTCAGATGCAACTCTGATACAGGCTACAACTACTGTGGCCAATACAGCAGTACAAACAAGTGGTCCAGCTACATTCTCAATAACCAACGTAGGTACTGTTCCTGTGTTAGTTGGTCTAGGACAAGGCAGTTCAACATTCATTGGTAACGTTGCTGTGCCACCAGGATGGCCAATGATTCTACAATGTCAGAATCCTGAACGTACTCCTGGTACCGTTTATGTTTACACACAAGCCATTGGTGGTAGTGCTAATGTATACATAACTTCAGGCTTTGAAGTTTAAGAAAGAATAATATGAAAACACGTAACCCACACGCAGTAGATAACGTAAACGTTAAACAAGGTCCACGCACAGGCAATGAAGGTTTAACTTCAGACAAACGCTCAGAATTCAAAGCAGCCAAAGCTGAACGTGCTCCCCTTGCTGATACAATTTTAACAGCATTTGAGATGCGTGGTAAGATGACTAATGACGAAACTGATCCAGGTTTAGAAAACATTAGTGCTGATACCAAAGCTAAGTTTAAGAAGTCTAAGTAAGTAAGCACTTACTTACATAAGTATTATTGTAATTGTTACAACAATACTTCAATAAAGGTTATTGGGCATGTCCTTAACATGCCCATCATTGCATACAATTTGAAAGGAATACACAATGAACAAGAAGACTCAAGCCCCCGCAGTATGGGACGTAGAAGAAACCCTAATAGGTCCTCAAGTACAAGCCACAGGCGCCATACAACCCCCAGAATCAAAATTATCTAAGCCAACAAAGGCAGTTAAGTCATTACCTGCAGAGTTTGATCTAGATGGCCTAATGACTGACTTCCCAACAGCAACAGAACTACAACGCTTTGTGTTTGATCGCACTGGTGTTGTGCTAGACCTTAAAGGTCGTGCCAACAAGTTAAAGTATCAAGTGGCCATGGATGTACTTAATGGTTCAGCTCCAGATGTAGAGTTCTTAGGTAGTGAGAATCCTTATGTGGACAAAAGTGAAATGATTCCAACAGAACCGTTAAGAGAATTGCCCGCAAAGGATCCTGAGATTACTCGTGCTGGTGAAGAAGTGCTACGTTTCCATACAGGCTTGTTTCCACATCCAGACCCAGAATTCAAAGCACAAGATCAGAACTGTAGTGTACAGTTTAAGAAATATGGTAATGGTATGATCACGTATGAAATCTTGGGACCTATCGCACAACGTGCCATTGGTGAAAAGATCAACAAGTACGGCAAGCTGGTACCTGAAAAGTACGTATGGGTTGATCCCCGCCAAGGTGAACAGATTGTCAAACGTGCGGATGGTAGTTATACACCCCTAGGTACCAAGCTACGTGCATTCATGCGTAAACAACGTATGAACAATAGTAACCAATGGGACGCTTGGATTGATCGCGACTTCGTTGTACGTGATGAATTGATTAACGATAACCCATGGCAGATCTAATGGTAGACGGCCCAGGATTTGATTCTGAACGCAAGATCCTACAGACCAAACTTGTAGCTGATACCAAGATCCTACAAAAGGTCAATGGTAGTCTGCGTGAAGCCTTTATTGCCAAATATCCAGGGCAAGTAGAACATTGTTTACGCTTGACTATGGAACGCTTACAAGCTGGTCTTGACAAGCGTGATGGTTGTGATGTAGGTGATCCTGACACTTGGCGTATGGGCACAGTGGAGTTAAAAGAACTGGCCCATACTGCCTATTTGCTAAACGAAATACGCAAAGGGTTCTAAGTGATTGATCCCACGGTTCTAATGCGTCGTGCTGTGCGTGTGGCATGTGATTCAAACGGGCTAGCTCCTGACAACCTTAGTGGCCTACACTATGAAGCCAAGTTAAAGTTTCAAGACCTTTGCTACGCTATACAAGATGATATGAAGTACAATCAACTCAAGTACTTCAAGCCATTTGATCATCAACTTAAATTCTTTAACACTGGTGACAGTGACCGTAGAGGAATCCTGGCCGCTAACCGTATTGGTAAAACAGTAAGTACATGTTATGAAACTGCTTGTCATTTAACAGGACGTTATCCAGACTGGTGGCCTGAACATGCCCGTCGTTTCAACAAGCCTGTTACTGTTATGGTAGCTGGTGAGGGTTGGAGCCAAGTAGCAATGGTACTACAAAATGAATTGCTGGGCACACAGGATATCAAAATACAAGACAGCATTGGTACAGGTATGATCCCACGTGATTGCATACGCTTTGAAACCATGCGTAATGATGGCGCCAACTGCCTAGGATTAGAGATACGTCATAGTTCTGGTGCCAACAGTTATCTAGTGTTTGCCAACTACACACAGGAAGTACGTCAGATGCAGGGCTTCAAACTTAACCTAGCTATATTTGATGAACAACCACCAGATGACTTCTTCAGTGAAATTGTAACACGTACAGCCACAACACAAGGACAAGTACTATGTTCGTTTACTCCGCTTAAAGGATTGAATGGCCTAGTTAGTAAGTTCTGGAATCATGAAGAAGGCTACAAACATATTCGTGTGAGCTGGGATGATGTACCAGAGTATGATCCTTGGGGTGAACCCTTTTTACTTAATGAAACGAGACTACAACTTGAACGAGATTATCTCCCACATGAGCGAGATGCTCGCCGCAATGGTGTTCCTGTTATGGGTAAAGGAGCTGTTTTCCAAATTAGAAGTTGGCCAACTTATAAGTCTGGGGATTTTGATTTCCGTAATACTACTGGCATACATCGTGTCATTGCATTGGACTTGGGCCTGGTAAACGATAAAACAGTTATTAGCCTAATGTACTATCACCCGCATGAACAAGAAGCATGGTTGCATCAACAGATTGTGGTCAAGGGTACAGAAGAAGCTAATCCAATGAACTATATCAATCACCTGATGCGTCCTGAAGTGTTTGGCACTCCTATTGTGTTGCCAGCTGATGCTAACACACAGGGACGTTATACCATGAGTGCTGACAGCATACGTGAACTGTTTGAACGCTATGAACTAAACGTACATCCTGATGCTATTCGTAATCCACCAGATTCTGAAGGGCGTCGTACTAACCATAAAAGCTATGGTATCAACGTAATGCGACAAATGCTAGAACTAGGCACCTTACACGTTAATGAAAACTGTGTGGAGTTCTTACGTGAAGCACAAAACTACTATGCTGATGAACATGGACGCTTCAGTGATCCTGACGATTGCATTGATAGTGCTCGCTATGCCCTGCTAGGTTGCTTAAACGGCATTAGCGAACCCTTTGATGGACGTAGCCCTAAACAACGCTTCCGTGCCGCACGTAATCAATACAAAACATACGATAATGAACAGGCCAAGCCAGAGTGGAAGCGTAGCCACAACCCGTCAGGCTAACGGTAATAAATAATGTATAAACTAAGGTAAGAATAATGCTTGATATCAAGAACGTTGTAGTCAGTAACTTAAACAATCATAAAGGGCAAATGGCTCGTTTTGTCAAGATGAAATCCATGTTGGATACCAAGTGTTCAGCCAATCTACGCTTACTAGCTACAAAGAACAACCTAAACAGAGCCAGTGACTATCACTATCTAGTACTACCTGTTACTCAGTCAACAGAATCAGTAAACGGAATAGATTATATTCACCCTGTAGTTAAGCCAGTTGTGGATTATGCAACTGCTGTTATCTCAAAAGGTCTAGCACAAAATGGTGAAGTTAATTTTGAGTTTGTTGCTGACAATGAAGCTGATGATGAAGCCGCACGTCAAGCTACCAATATGGTACACAAGCTGATTAACCAGAACAATGATCCACACGCTATTCTACAGCATTGGATTATGGATGCTTGTTTACACAAGAATGGCGAAATGCTTATCTCCCCACAGCGTGAACAGATTACACGTTATACAACTACACAAGGTACCTTAGATCAACTAAAGGCCTACGAACAACAAGCTGAAGAAGCTGGCTTAAAAGTCCTGCGTACAAGTCGTCGCAAGAAGTCAGTTAATATGCAACAAGTTCTAACTGAAACTCAACAGTTTATACAAGAGTCAGGACAAGAACAAGGTGAACAATTAGTACAAAAGCGTATTGATGAAAGTCGTGCCAAAGCCACAACTGAAGACATTGATCAATTAAATGCAGGACCACAAGCTCCAACACCAGATGACAATATACAATTACAAACTGGTGAGGATTCACTTGATGAAGCCATTGCTCGTAATACTGTTTATGAAGCTGAATATAAACTAACTGGCTACAACATCAATGTCAAGTTCCGTCCTATTGCACAACATTATTGGATGTGTGATCCTACAGTTATTGATATCCAGGAACAACCATTCTGTGGTTTCTACAAGCCAATGAGTGTAATGGAAGCATATGAAATATATCCAGACATTGACTTAGAAGAGTTTATGATCTATGCTGAGTACTCCAACGTGGGTGCTTACCAAGCAGGTTCATTACTAAACAACTTGGCTTTACATGCACGTGACTCAGTACCTATTAATGGTTTACCTAGCACAGGCTATGCCGCGGCAGAACCAGCGGCTCGTCAGGTAACAGTTCTAACAGTTTGGAATCACTACGACATTGATGGCGATGGTGAACTAGCACTAGTAGAAATGATCTACTCAGGACAATACATTATCAGTGCTCGTGAAGTAGAGTTTATTCCTGTTGCTAACATGGTACCAAAGCCATTGGCACAAAACTTCTATGGTATGAGTATTGCTGAAAGCGTAATCCCAATGCAGGAATATGCAACATCAGGTCACCGTGCAGAAATCCAATTAGGATTGCTAACGGCTACTCCACGCATTGGTGCTAAACCAGACAAGTTGGATTTTGAAATGTTACAAGACGGTGAAGCCGCTATCTTTATCCTGGACAGCAAGTTTGATCCAGCTAAAGACATTTACCAAATTCCTCCTCCAGGTGGTAACCTAGCATTTATTGACACAGCTCTTAATCGTTTGCAACAAGACGTTATGAGTATGGTTGGTATGACCACACCATCAGATACATTTAATCCAGAAGTAATGAGCCCAGGTAACTCAGGAGCAAAACTACAACTAGCAATGAGCCCTAACCAGGTCATTCAAGACAATACAGTTAAGAACTGTGCTGAAGGCTTGAAGGATGCTATTTGGTTAATTTGGCGTACTCTAGTACAGTACGGTGATGACTATGGTGTGCGTAAA